GGGACTCACCGGACACGCCTGTAAGGCTCAAGCAGCTCGTAAGCGTTATCGAGCAGCCCCCCGGCTTTGCCGCCGCTCCCAGAGCGGCGAGCGGAAGGCCCATAAGGGCTGCCTGAGAATGGGTCTTCCTCCGACACGTCCTCACGCATCATGAGCGCAACAGCCATGGAGATGACGGCCTGGTGAATCTCAGGGGGGAACTCAGAGATCCCCACCTGCCCGGCAGGCCCGGCCGCTACCGTGTGATCGCTAAGCAGGGCACCCGTAAGGTTCACCGTGTTCCCCGCGATCGACGTAACAGTGACCGCTTCCTCAAAGGCGGGATCCCAGATGCGAACCGTCGAACCCGGCAAAGTCACAGATAGCCCGTAGGGAGTCGTGGAAGGGGTCTGGAAGCCCGTAGGGTCCGCAACCGTTACCGAGCTACCCCCGGCACTTACAGACGCTCCCAGGACCGTAGAGGCGTACCCGGCGACATACTGGATCTGCACGTAAACCTCAGATCCATCACACGGCACCATGCCGAACTCAAGCGAACCCGACCACGATCCCCGCCAGGGGATCGCAGACACGATGATGCCTCTGGCATCCTCAATCCAGACCTGCGTGAAATCGGTAAGCGGCTGCAAGTTCTGGAAGTCCGCGCCGAACGCCAGGGCCGTAATCGACCTGACCGGGATATTGGACGGGTGCAGGAAGATGCGGCCCTGCCTGTCCACCCTGGTACGGAACTGCTCGTTAGCCGTGTGCGCCCCAAGCTTCTGACCCACAAAGTTGTCAGCCCAAGCGGAAGCCCGGAGCAGCACGTTAAACAATTCAGCGTCCTGCTGTGACTGGACACCGCCCGGAACCAGGTTGTCCACGTCCAGCCAGGTCGGGGCAGCCTTGAACTCGGCAACCGTGACATACGGCTGGTTCAGGTAACCCTCGACGTAAGGAGTGGTCACTTAACCTTCCGGCCAAAAAGCTTACGCAGCTTGTCACGGACAGCCTGAAACGCGAGCATTGGCAACGCCAGCAAAATTGCTATCGGGATAGCCCAGCCGCTCATCAGGGCATCCACGGCCTAGCCCAAATACCATGCGGGCAAGCCAGGCCAGTAGCCTTCTCGGGCCACCCGTCAGGGTGGCATGTGGGGCAAATAGGGAACGGGCCAGAGCGATTGGCACCCCCAGCGTTCTCCGGGGCAATCGAGACTGGCTTAGGCCCGGTGTAAGCAGGCTTAGGTTCCACCGAGGGGGGAATCTTGAAATTCTTGGTGCTCACTGGGGGCTTAGGGGCTGGCGGGGCATCCTTACGTGGACGGCCAGGGGGCCGTCCCGTAGGCTCGTATGACATTAGTAAGCAATCTCCCTAACGGCTATCCCACCACAACGGCCACACTTGCTGAAGTAACACCCGAAGCCACAATCGGTACAGCGGTAACCCAAGCCAGCCCTAGTGGTCCCAGACATGCTCGGAATGAACCCGCCAAAGTTGACGATGGCCTTAGCGTCCCTAGGGTGAACGTCCACAATTCCCTTACGGAAGTTGTACCGTTTCCCGGTAACCCCGTCGATCTCGACACACTCACGAGCTGGTGTCGCAACCTTCATCTGCCCTGACCCCGATCCCTCTTGGTCGCCTGGGTTTTCCTTGACTTCCGGGCCTTACGGAGCTGAAGCCCCTTAGCCTGCTTACGGTCCTGCCGGGCCGCCTTAGCGGCGGCACGTTCCTCCTGGGTGGTCATGGTTCACCGCACGTAACCCCAGCACAAATGCACCGTCAGCCAAAGCATGAAAAGGATCAGCAGCCAGTGCGGCCAGGTGTAATGACCGATATTCCACGGGTGGGTGAGATCGTTGTCAGTCCACCGCCACACGGTATCTGACAAGGTATTCTCACTGTGCCCCGAGAAAAGGGCGGCCAGCTCGACGGGCAGGAAACCGGCGAAGACCGCGATAAGCCAGCCCAGCCAGTACCAATCAGTCCACCTGGTCACATGATCCCCGAACCACTACTTAAGCGGGCTTGTCTGAAGATTGCCGGGCAGGCCCCGCACCGCTTCGCGGGGCGGGGTCACATGCTGCACTGGGGCATTAGGGATGCCGGTAAGCTGCACTTCCGCATCCGGTTGCCCCGGCACACTGTCACCGGGCGCGTTAGCGCCCTTAAGAACAGCCGTAGTGATGCCAGTCTCAGCCATCAGTCATGACCCCTGGACGCCTTTTCGCCACCAGCGGGCAGGCTGGTAACGGGCGCAACCACGGCCCCCCGGATAGTCACAGGGAGGGCGTTCTGTGTGCGGTGAAACTCAGCCCACTGCTCTACAACTTTCCCGGCAGTCGGGTCAACGTTCCCATTGGAATCGAGGTAAGCCATGCTTGTCTCCAGGTTGGAGGCTTAACCCCGGCCGCCCATACACTCGGCCGGGGTTAAGCCCTGAGGCTTACTGAAGGCCCAGAATCGACGCAGACCACTTGGGCGCGTAGTGAACCAGCGTGCCCAGCCAGTAAGTCGAGGCGTCGTAGGTGAACTGGATCTGCGGCCAGTCAACCGACATGTAATCCTGAACCGAAGTGACCGCCGTAGTGTCGCTGATTCCCGAGTCGGGAATGTTCAGGACACGAGAGCGGATCATGGAGGCACCCACCGGCATGTACGGGTGAACCCGCAGGTCGGTGATCCGGCTAGTCGGGCTGGACTCGTTAGCAAGCCCAGACACCATGCCGCCAACGGTCATACTGCCCGCATCACTCTCGGAAAGAGTGATCCGGTAAGCAGCGGTGCCGTTAGTGGCGTTCCGCATGAAGTCGGTAAGCTGGCGGCGCTGCGGGGCCGCAACCCACACTTCCTCCGGGTCCGCATACACGCTGGCATACAGGGCCGCAAAAGCGTCCTGCCAGGGCTGGTCACCAATGTTGGAGCCGCCCGTGGTGAAAACGCTCTTACCGGGGTAAGTGACATCCATGCGGGCCGCGTAACCGGCGTTAGCCGGGTCGGTCAGCACGGACAGGAAACCGTCATACCCGGTCGAAACCGCCGAGCCGTCCGCACCAGGAACCGCCGCACCGCCACCCACATAAGAGGTGATCTGGATGGTGCTGGGGCTCACGGTCGGGACAAAGAAACCCTGGAAGGTCTCAGTACCCGTGCCGCCACCAGCGGCAGTCAGGTACACGCCGTAAGCGACGGCGCCGGTCGGCTGTGCAGTGATCGGAATTTGCAGCACCTGGCCGGAAGTCAGGGAAGCCGAGGTAACCTCAGAACCCGGCAGCGATTCACCCTGCCCGGTGTAAGTGGTCACCTTGGCCTTGTAGACGCCAGTTGCCAGGGAGCCGCCAGAGCCAGTGGCAGTCAGGGCCGCGTAAGTCGGGGCAGCCACAACACCCTCATAGCCGGAACCGGAACCACGCCCGTACAGGATGGCCCTTTCCTCTCCCAGCAGATGCGACCACAACAGGGCCATCTGCGAAAGCTGGCGCACGTCCTCAAACCCAAGGTCGGAGAAGTAAGCCTTGTACGTCACCATGTCAGACAGCGACATTTCGACGTAACCCACGGTCTTAACGTCCATGGCGTAGCTGATCTTCTGGCCACGCCGCAGACTCAGTGAGCCGAAGGTGGGAGTACCCGAGTCTGACTCCGAGTTGAAGAACGGGGTCAGGTTCGCCACGCCACCCATGCCGGTGTTGGAGTAACCCAGGATGCGCCGGAACTCACGGGCAGTACCCTTACCGGGCTGCCTCGGAAGCTCGTTACGCAGTGGGGTGAACCGGGGCACGAGCTGCTTAGCCGGGGCCTCCAGGTCGTAAGGGTGCAGGTTCCCGGGGGACGCAACGGTGATGTCCTTACCCAGGTCACCAATGAAACCCTTAAGGGTGTCGAGCTGCGCCGCAACCTCAGCGGACTCGTCGGCACTCAGGCCCTTGGTGATGCCACTGAACCGCTCGGCAAGCTTCTCCAGCTTGCTAAGGTCGGCGCTGCCAGCGCGGGCACCCTTAAGGATGCCAGCCTTGCCGTGGTCACCGGCCTGTGCAAGGGTCTGGAAACCATCATTGCCGGTGTCATGGCGCTCAATGGACTTAGCCAGAGCGCCCTTAAGTTCCTCAAAACGGTCCCCGCGCTCCCGTGCATTGGCAGCGTCGGAGAACATTTCCTCAAGAAGTCGAGGCATGTGCTTGTCTCCTGTTGAAGGGTTAGACCGCTTCAAGTTCCTTGGCGCGGTCGAGGTAATAACGCCTTTGCTCCCGGTCGGTCACCCGGTCAGCCAACTGGCGGTAATGAGCCGCCTTGGTCAGGTTCTCTGCCTTGGCCGTGATAGCCCTCGCGTCAGCGGGGGCGGTAAGGGCGACTTGCCCGGGAATCGGAGTGGCCTTCAACTTCGCAAGCTCGTCCCGCAGCTCTGTGTTAGCTGCCTCAAGGGGCTGCACTGCCTTTGCGATGGCACTCGCAACTGCTGGGTCAATCTCTGCTTCCGGCGCCGGGGGCGCCGGGTCTTCACCCTCAGCCTTGACGACTTCGGGAGTTACAGCCTGACCATCTTCCGGAGCTTCCTCAACGGGCTGGTCAGTGGTCTGGGCTGCCTTCTCGGCAGTGGCGGCGTCAGGCACGCTAGCTTCCTTAACTGCACAATCGGCAGGCTGTTTAGCATCTTTGGGCGGTTCGTTAGGTAGTTCTATGGCCTTCATCATCAGGATTGGGAACCCGTTAGCGGGTCCGTCAACCCCGTCAACCCGGTCAGCTTCGATGCCGGTTAGCCGGGTGATTTTCTTAGCCGGGTAAGTGGGCATCCTTAACTCCTAAGCCCGATCAGGTCGGCCGGGGCCGCTTCCTCGCGCTGGGCAATCCCCTGCATCGAGACACCGTTGATACGCCCGGCTAGCACGTCTTCCCAGGCGGCCTGGCCCCACCGGATGCCCATGAGCCAGTCACCGGCCTTAATGACATGGGTGCTGCCATCACCGGCCTGAATGGGCCAGTCGGGGCCACGGTAAACGTAGGACTCAACCACGTCCCCGGCGCCATCGGTGCCGCCCTCATGCCAAAGGCCAATGTTGCGGGACTTCAGCATGTAGTTCCAGGCGGCTTCCTCAACGGCGTCTTCGTCGGCGAAGTCCTGGTAACCGTCCTTAGCCACGGCCACGTCACACTTGTTGGCCGGGTAGGCAACCATGAGGGTGTAACGGCGTTCGGGCTGGGCCTTGACAAGCTTGCCCGCCACGCCCTCACCGTTCCATGCAGGCTCGGGCTCCACGGTAACCGTGACCCGGAAATCGGCTTTTGCCACTAAAGTTCACCTTTGACAGGGATAAGAGCACACCTGCAACGGGGATGTTGCGGCGGCGCTGTTGCGCCGCTCGGGAAAGCCTGGCCAAGAAAATGTGGCCCGGCAGCCTCGTTCGCATCGCAAAGCGGGCAAACGTGGTCATCCTCAGCGGTGACCCACTCAACAAGGGTGTCACCGTTAAGCCGGTACACTTCGGCCGCGCCAGCGGCCATAGCCCGGGTTATCTCGGTTTGGGCAACCATGGCGGCACTGGTGATACTGACCAGCAGGGCGGTAATGGCCGCCGCTGTTGCCCCGGCCACCAGAAGCGCGGCTATGCCTTTAAGCACAGTGCTTGTGATCTGGTTGACCCACTGGGACTGGTAGCGGTTCAGCATGTTCTGGTAAGCCTGGTTGTTAGGCTGCCCCTGGTAGCCGGTGGTCCTACGGGCCGACTGCACGCCCAGCCCCCAGGCGTTAGCCCAGATTTGCAACAGGACGGGCACAAGTGCCCGTTCGAGCTGCCCGCGTATCCCCCGCTGCTCCAGCCACGTAAGAGCGTCAGTCTGGTTGGGGTTAGCCAGCCAAGCCTTAGCCAGTTCGGCGGTGTTAACCGCCCCACCTAGGGCCGCTACAAGCTGGGGACCGAATAGGGAGACCAGCTCGCGGTCTCGTTCCCACCCGGGGAAGTGGCGTCTTTTGGGCCAGAACCACCGGCCTTGAAGACCACCCGCTCATCACCGACCATGGACGGCATAAGCTCTTTAGCCAAGTCTTCGGTC